CAACCAAGATATGCTGGTTCAAAATTAACAGGATATCAAATAAATGCTTATACAGCTTCAACAGATACAAGTTATGGAAAATCCCCAGTAATTGAAAATTATTCAGATTACTTTATTTACTTTGATTGGATTGGAGGAGCTAATCCTCAATATCCGGGAGGTGGGAATCTACATGGAGTTTACTTAATTGATATTGAAGGTAATTCTGTTCCCTTAACTACAGATAATAAAAATTTAGGTAGAATAGAAAATATATTTGTTAAAGGCAAAACAGCAAATATACTCCCAGCAGTATATTCAGCAGGAAATATTCCTACTTCAGTAGAAATTGTTGATGGAGGTGCTTTATACGAAACTATTTTTTCTAATTCTGGTTCTACTACAGGTTTCCTTGTTGGTGGATATGCTGCTTATATTGAAAGTGGAGCATCACCAGGAATGGTAGTAACCGTACCTTATGATGTAACTACTTTAAGAACTCAAAGTGCTTATCCTAATACTTTATTTGATAGTGGAAGTGGATGGTTAAAATATATGTTAACTGGTAGTGGAATTGGAACTGATTTAAATGTAAAATATATTCAACCATTAGGAACTAATTTCCAATTATATAATAAAAGAACAGGACAATATGCTTCTTTAAATGAATTAGTACCTTACGAAGATACCTTCTTTCCATTAAAGTATGGAGATATGATTAGATTTGGTATTAACACAGCAGGCCAAACAGGATCTATAGATTACAATTACTTTAATTTAGGAATTTCAACTATTGTATCAAATTCATTAGATAACACCTCAGCTTTAACAACAAGTTCTTTATTTGTAGATAAAATAAATACCCAATTCCCAAGTAACTATACTTTACAAAATATAAGAGTTATAAGAAGAGTTCCTAACGAATCATTTATATTAATAAAAAATAATCCTTCATATGGAGATCCTGGATTTTTAATTCCTTGGGATTTCAATCCAAACTATGATGTTTATGAATTAGCTAGAAAAGCTGGAGTAATACAATAAAAAACAAAAATTAACATATTTATAATAAACCTATGGCATATTTAAATAATTCAGTAGTAACAATTGATGCTATTCTAACAAAAAAGGGTCGCGAGTTATTAGCTCGTAGTGATGGTTCATTTAGAATCACACAATTTGCTCTTTCAGATGATGAAATTGATTATACTCTTTATAATCCAAACCACCCTTCAGGATCTGCTTTTTACGGTGAGGCAATAGATAATATGCCTTTATTAGAAGCTTTCCCTGACGAAACACAAATTATGAAGTATAAATTGGTAACTTTACCTCGTGGTACTTCTAAAATGCCTGTGTTAAATATTGGATATGCTTCAATTGCTTTAAAACAAGGAGCTTCATTAGCAATTACTCCTCAAACCCTAAATTATTTAGGTAATAACCAAGTATTTGAAACTAACGGATACACAGTAACTGTTTCTGATGTTAGAGTATTAAATAATATTACAGCCACAGGTGTTAACACTCCAGATGCTATTGCTTTAAACTCTTCAACAACAGTTGGAACTAATGTTTCTAAAACAGTTGTTGGAACTACAATTAGTTTAACAGCTACTACAGTAAATACATTATTTGGTTCAAACACAGCTTTATATGCTAGTTTAACAATAGTAGGTAGAGACTCAGGTGCTCGTGTTACTGTTCCTTTAACAATTACTAAAACTCAATAAAAATGTCATTTAAAAGATTAGAAGCTGATGATTTTGTAGTAAGTGCTGACAGTATTACAGCCGCTATTTGGTCTGGTAATCAACCAACTCTAAATAAATTTTTTACTTCTTCTATACAAGAAGCCTCTACCTCAGGTAATTATTACTTAAGTGTTTATCAAACAGGTTCAACCTTAACTGGTTCGGAAGATCAATTTGATATTGCTTATGGTAATAAGTTTGGAAGTGGTAGTGCTTATTTTAATGCCGCTGTAGCTGGTGTTTCTCCAACAAAAACAATTTTTGGTCAATACAGAACATTAGTATTAGGTGATGAAAATGCTGATTTTATTTTCGGTAATGTAACAGCATCTGATTTTTGGGCATTATCTGTAAATCGTTCTAGATATAAAGAATCTTTATTTCCTGGTTCTTTAACCTTAAAAATTAGTGGTGCTTTAGGAGTTATTTCTTTAACAGATGATTCTAAGATTGCAACAACTATAACCTACAAAGACTCAGGTCGTGTATTTAACTTAGTATCAGGTTCTGCAGGAACTGTTTATACAGGAGTTAATACAAATGGTTGGAGTGATGCTTCTGGTTCTTATGGATGGGTATTACCTGATATTGGAGTAATTTTATTAAACCCTGAAGCATTATCAGGAAGTTTAGCTGCTCACGGTATTGGATTACCTGTAAGTAGAAGTATTAACTCAAATGCTTATAATAATAGAAGATTATTTGAAGCAATTAGTGGAAGTACAGCAGCAACATTTACTTTAAATTCACAAGAAACTATTACTGCTGATTATATCTTTGTAAGACCAAGAAGTTCAGAATTCAACTATTCAGAAAATCCATCATATATTTCAGGTTCAACAGGTGAAGTATTATATTCTTCATTTATTAACAACCCACAATCTTACATTACAACTGTAGGATTATATAATGACAATAATGAATTATTGGCTGTTGCTAAATTAAGTAAACCTTTGAAAAAAGATTTTACTAAAGAAGCTTTAGTTAGAGTAAAGTTAGATTTCTAAAATGAATGAGCGCATTCAAATCACTTTTAGCACAGGACGTCATTGTAACCCCGTTTGAGGTTAACAAAAGTTATCGACTTGAAGGAGCCGCTCAACTTACAGGTTCAGGTGTTGACAGATTTTTAGGAACTAATTTAACTTCATCATTATTTGTTTCCTCTAGTGAACCTACTACAGGACAAATCTCAACTCAATATCAAAAATTAATTTATAATTCTGTAAAAGAATTATACTATTCCAACTACTTATCCTCCAGCTACGGAGACCCAGCTCACCAAACAATAATAGTAAATGGTGTTATTTTAAGTCAAAGTTTAGCACAACCTCAATTTGATAATTATCTTCAAACTACTTTAGCTTTTGAAAGATATTTCCCAACAGGTTCAGATTCAGCAGTAGGAGTAATTGCTATTCCTGTTGGATTATTTGGAGATAAAATCAAACCTAATTCATTTAAAATTACTTCTGAAAGTGGAAGTATTGTAGATGATGGTGAAGGAAATTTATTACAATCAGGTAGTACTGTAATTGTAGGTAACATAGTATATGCTCATGGTTTAGCTGTTATAACAGGTACTAGATCAGTATTTAGTTCATTATATGGATCTGCAATTTATGGAACATCAAGTTACGGATCTGTAGGTGTAGATTACATAACAGCTTTTATTACAGCTTCAAACATTACTTGCTCATTCTCTAGCTCGTATAATTTATATGAGACTCAATACAAATGTACAGTTAGTGAAAAAGAATTTAATTATAGTTTAAATCCATCCTTAACTACAGGTTCATACAACCAAATGTATGATTTTGTAACAGGATCTGATTTTGCTCCTTATGTTACAACAATAGGACTTTACAACGAAAAACAAGAATTATTAGCAGTAGGTAAATTGGCACAACCAGTTCCAACCTCACGTACTACTGATATGACCTTTTATATAAACATAGATAGATAAATTATGAACGAATGGTTTTCTCAAACAGACAGTGACAGTGGGTTATTAACAAAAAAAGAATATTCTTCACTTGAAGATTTCCCCGAAAATACTTTTGGTTTTATTTACATTGTAAAACATAGGCCAACAGGTAAAGCTTACATAGGCAAAAAAGTTCTTTACTACAACGTAAAGAAAAAATTAACAAAAAAGGAAATAGCAGAACAAACAGGACCAGGCAGGAAGTCAGCCACTAAGGTGGTAGTAAAAGAATCGGACTGGAAAACCTATTATGGATCTGCTAAACCAATTATGGAACTCATAAAAGGAGGTAAACAAGAGGAATTTACCCGTGAAATTCTACAATTGGTTCCTAATAAAAAACTTCTTACTTACTATGTATATTGAGGTTATGCTCAATCAACCACTGATTGCCTTAGTAAATTCTGTATTAGGAACTGGTAAACCAACAGCAAGAGGTAACTACGCTTATAGTTGTCCCTTCTGTAATCACCATAAACCTAAATTAGAAATTAATTTTACTGAAAACCAAAAAGGAGAGAATCCTTGGCATTGTTGGGCTTGTGATAAAAAAGGTAAAAAGGTAGCTCAAGTATTTAAACAAAAAACAGCATCACCTGAAAAGATGATGGAGTTAAGAGCTTTAGTTAAAACAGAAACATCTGATAGAGAATATGCTGTTGCTGAAAAAGTAAATTTACCTAAAGAATTTAAAACATTTAAAAATATTACCCAATCTAACATTTCAGGACGTCAAGCATTAGCTTACCTAAAATCCAGAAATATTTCAGAGGAAGATATACTTAAATACAATATTGGTTATTGTGAAACAGGTCCATACAAAAATATGGTTATTGTTCCCTCATATGATGCTAACGGAAGTTTAAATTACTTTACAGGTCGTTCGTTTGAAAAAGATCCTAAAATTAAATATAAAAATCCATCTGTATCTCGTGACATCATACCATTTGAGTTGTTTATAAACTGGGATTTACCGTTTATATTGTGCGAAGGACCATTTGACGCAATAGCCATTAAACGCAATGCAATACCGTTATTAGGCAAAAATATACAGTCAAACTTGATGAAGAAGATTGTAATGTCTAGTGTCGAAAAAATATATATAGCTTTAGACAAGGACGCTCAAAAACAAGCATTAAGTTTTTGTGAGCGTTTGATGAACGAAGGC